ACGCTTAATAATAGACAGCTTATTTTCATAATCATTTTTTACCTTTTCGTTTACTTGGGCAGCTTCTTTAGCCTTATAAAGATTAATCATATCTTGTTCTTTAGCAATAGCTTCAGCTTTTGACACATAGGCATCGTACTTAACAGATTGATATTTGCCGTAGCCAATACCACCAACAGCAGCCAAAGACAATGCTGCGTATATATAAAACTGAAATGGGATTGTTAAGCCAAACATTATTTATCCTCCAAAGGCATTGTGGTTACAAATCTAAGCACAGCAACAACAATACCAATAAAAATAAGGCATATGCCATACAAACGAGGGTCAATAAGATTTTCAATATAGCTAAAATTATCATAGACTACCCCCAATACAACTAACGCAAAAGAAAACCACATAGTCTTAGAGTGCATAGCACCCTTAGTTTTGCGCCTCATTTGTCAGCTTTAGTATCTAACTTGTCTAAAATGCGTTGTAATGTATTTTCTAATTTGTCAAACTTAGTTTCAATATCTTCTTTAAGAACATATTTAGTGGGCAATATCACTTCAATGTTTTGTACATCCTTTTTAAGGGTTTGTACTGAGTCCCAAATTTGTCTGCACCACCAGCCAACAGCAGTTAAAAGTCCAGCGCCTAGGAAGTTAAATACATATTGCCATTCCATAGTTATGCTTTCTTTTTGCGTGCAGTAGTTTTCTTAACTGTTGTTTTTTTAGCAACAGGCGTAGCTTTTGGGGCAATTTTATTAGGCGTAGGAAAAGACCATGCAGTATCTACGGTAATTTTAGGCATATAGCCCATTTTGTCAAATAACCAAGTAACAATAAACATATTCATCCCTTAGGCAGTATACGAACCAGATATAGTGAACTTGACAATAGTGTTTCCACCGCTTGTAGTCACGGTAGGCAAACCAGTTACAGTACCAGAGTAGTTGCCAGTAGGCATAGACAAAATTACAACGCCTGAACCACCGTTACCGCCAGCTTGTCCAGAAGCGCCACCTCCACCACCACCACCTGTATTAACAGTACCGTTACCGCCAGGGCTTGCACTACCACCTCCAGCAACACCTCCACCTGCACCACCACCGCCAGAACCAGCCGCACCGCCTGAAGCAGGAGAATTTCCAGAACCACCACCACCACCTCCAGCATAAGTAACAGAAATGCCTGTAATTGCATTTGCAGTACCATTACCACCTGCGCCACCAGCGCCACCACTAGCACCAGTACCTGCGCTAGTTGAACCGCCACCACCGCCACCGCCACCATAGCTGTAGCTACCGCCACCACCAGCAGGTGCGCCAGCACCACCATTGCTACCTTGGCTTGCTGTACCTCCAGGGCCACCAGGCGTTGTGTCTGAACCAGAACTATTAAATCCACCACCACCGCCACCACCTGAACCACCAGCAGAACCAGAACCACCTGGAACTGCAATAGCGCCACCAGTACCACCACCTATACCAGTAGCAATACCAGTAATAGAGGATGGAGAACCATTAGAGTTTGCTGCGCCTCCAGCACCTACTGTTACAGTAAATGCTGTGCTTGGGATAGCAGTAAATGAATTAGAAATATAACCACCAGCACCACCACCACCGTTAGTTGCACCGCCACCGCCACCAGAAATAATAAGGTAAGCAATGCTGTAAGAACCTTGGTTTATGGTAGTAAACTTTTGCCATGAAGTACCGTTATAACCTTCATAAAAGCCACCACCGTCAGTATTCCAACGCATTAAACCAGCAATAGGACTAGCAGTACGCAATGCAGTAGGGCCAACAGGCAAATACAATTCATCTGTCATTAAATGCAAATCAATGCTAACGCTATCAATAGTGCCACCAGTAATAGCCACAGCATTAGCGTCTTGGTACGCCATAGTACCTAAAGTACCAATAATTTGGTCTATGTAGTATTTAGTAGCGCCATCTTGGGCATTGGTAGGGTCAGCAAGGTTAATAATCTTGTTTGTACCCATGTTAAGGTTGCCAGAAGCGGTTGTTTGACCGTCAGCAGCTAATGAACCTGTCAATGCGTTAGCAATGTCTGTAAGGGTGTTATTAGCCCATGTAGAACTAATAGTTGTGCCTGTTACTACAGGGTTGCCTATTGGCAGCGAGTATGTACCTGAACCGTTGCGTGACATTATTTATTTCCTTTTCTTAACTCATCTGCCATATTTTCTGGCGCATAATTAATGGATTCGCTTACTTTTTTCTTTAATTCTCTTTCAGCGCCTTTTTTAGCACCATATTCTATTGCTGTACCAAGAACAGGTATTTTACCAATTGGAGAAAGAGAAATTTTGTCTAAAGCCCTAATTAAAGCACTTGAAGTATTTGAATAGTTTGCAGCGCCTTTTAATGGGGCATTAACAGCAATAGTAGTTTCAAGCAAATCACGAATTTCTTGTGCGCCAGATTTACCAAAGATGTAATCAAGTTTGCCATCTTGGTCAATTTCACGAATAGCAGATTTAAATTTAGCTGGAGAAACTACAGGGTTTCCAAATGAGTCAACATCAACAGATTGAGTAACTTTGTCTTTTAAGTGTTGAATAGTTTGACCCTGTAATTCTTTCCATGCTTGTTGGCCTTCTATGCCACCTTTTTTAAGGGTTAACCCTAAAGCAGCAACATCATCTCTAGAACCATCAAGAATAGAATGTTTAAATACATCTTCAAATGCTACTGCACGGTCATCTGTGCCTTTTTTAGTACGCAAAAGTTTATCAATAGCGCCAATGTTTTCAAATTCACGCCCAAATTTGGCACGCAAAGCACGGGCTGTTTGATAATTTTCACCACCAACACCTTCAGTCATTTGATTAATAATGCTTTTCATTTGTCTTACATGGGTGTTAGCTACTGCATCTGTTGGGTCATAATTTTTATTAATAAATTGGTATACATCTTCAAGATTATTAAGAGAAATTTGACCAGTACCACCAACATCGTTTACTTTGACTTGTTCATCTACAGCATCAAGAATTGGTGCTAATTTTGTTCTAACTGTAGGAGTTTGTTTTTCAATATAAGCAGTTAATGGGGTGTAATCAACTGGTTGTTGAGTTTCACCACTTTTTCTAGCTTTTGTATAAGCTGCATTAATTTTGTCTTTAGCTACTTTAGCTTGATTTACTAATGCTGCATCAACTACTTTGCCAGTTTCACGCAAACCATAGGTTTCTTTGCCAGTAGCGTCTACATAAGCATCAAAGTTTTGCAAAATAGCATCATTGCGTTTTGCTTGTGCTTCAATTAGTGGTTTTCCAATAGTTTCAGGAAAATTCTTAGCAGTTTCTATTTCAAACTGTTGTTGTGCTAAATCTTTTGTTGCTTGACCTTTACTCATTTGCACAGGTACACGCAACTGGTTTGCCATTCCAACCCTTGTTACTGGGGCGCTAACTTCTGCTGCACCAACGCCAGCCATTGTAGGTTCTGTTTTACGCAACAAAGCTGGCAAAGAAGGTTTAATTTCTTGAATGGCTTGTTGTGCCATAGGCCTAACATTTTGTGCTGCTTGTGCAAAAGATGGAATAGCGCCAATATTACCCATGTATGGAGGTAACTTAGAGGCTTCAACAGCACTACCAATTCCTTGTAAAACATCTTGGCTTACAGGTGAAGTTGGTTGAAATTGTAGTTTTTGCGCTAATTCAGCGCCAGCTTGACGACCTTGTTCAACGCCTTGTTGTGTGCCGTATTGTGGGCTGGTAATGCCCTTATACACACCGTATGCAGCGCCTACTGGTTGTGCAACCATACCACTAGCTACAGTAGCAGGAACTTCATATAGGGCTTTTACATAATCAGCCATTGTGCGCTTTGGTTCTTGTATAGGCGCAGGATTTGGCACTTCACCAACAACAGTAGGCACATCAGTATTAATAATATTGCCACCTTGAGGTGCAGAAACGCCCGACAACTTAGCCTGTAATTGGGCTTTAGTTGTCCCTTCTGGTACATCTTTAACAAGAGTGCCATCTGGCATTAAAACATCCATGTCTTGTCCTTATGGCAAATCGTTAAAATTGACTACTTTTTTAGGGGCAGTAGGTTCTTTAATATATTTAGCGCCAGGCCCAGCTTGAATTTCTAATGCTTTAATTGCTAATTCTCTAGCTTCTTGTTTTTGTTTAATAACTTTTGTAGTATCTCCTGGTTGAGGGAAGTATTTTTGTGCTTCGCCAGCAAATTCAGAGGCACTAATTACAGCGCCAGATTCTTTACGCAATACAGCAGTTACAAAGTTTCTTCTAGCTTGGTCTGTAGCTTGTTGCGCTTCATTAGGGCCACCCATAAAGGTAGGAAGCACATTCATTGCACTAGAAACACCTTGTTCAAGTTTTTCACCTATAAATGGTGTCATTCCAACTGTGCTACTAATTGCACTTCTAGTAACGCCTGTATCTTTTGTGCCAGATTTTTCTAATTGATTTAATAACTCATTAGACTGTTTAGCCCTCATACCAAATGCGGTTGCGTTTCCTTGGGCTTCTGTTAATGGTTTTCCACCAACAACAGGTTGACCATTAGCCATAATTGGCTGTGCTTGTCCTGTGCGTGTATTAACTAGCATAGGCCCGTTTTCTGTTTCTAATACTTGACCAGCAGTAGGCGCTTGTGCTTTAGGTACTCTTTGTAATACTTTAGTAGGGTCTAATGGGTCACGCAATTCAATAGCTGTACCTGTGTCAATTTGAATAGGCGCACGATATTTAGCAGCGCCTTGACCTACTGTTTCAGTTTTGCCTGTAGCTGGGTTGTAACGTTGGAAAACTTCACCTTCGCCTAACTTTTGTCCTTTAAGCATTTCTGCTAATTGTGACCTTACTAATGGATTTGTTGATTGCAAACCAAGTTGAAAAGCAGCCATTGGATTAGGTTCTTGACCTTGTACCATTTGCGGTGAAATATTTCCACCATCCATCATTGGCCCAGCTTGTTGTACCATTTGGTCAGGAGTACCATATTGTAATTCTGCAAATCTATTTAAATCAGCAATTTCTTTTTGGCGCAATGCCTGTGCCATTGACAGTTCTTTTTTGTCAATATCTTCAAGGCTTTTTTGACCAGAATATTGTTGAAATAAATTTCCAATAAATTGCAAAGGATTTGCTGGCACATATCTGTCGCCAACCATCTGCCCTTGAGGTGTTTGCAACCCTTGTTGTACAAGCATTTGCGCCATTTTTCTTTGGCGGTCAAATCCAGCAAGTTCTGGATTAGCAATTAATTGTGTTAAATCAGTAGCCATGTTAATTCCTAACCAAACTTAAATAAATTACTAATAGTTCCTTTTGGGGAAGCAATAGAACCAGCGCCTAATGTAAACAAGCCTTGCATCATTGCGTTGTTGTAAGCATTGTTGGCGTTTGCACTTGCAACATTTCCTTGGTTTGTAAGCCCCATAGAAGTTAAATAGTCTGTGCCTGGAACTGATGTTGTTGGCGCATAAGTAGGTGTAGAAAGATTTTTTAACCCTTGTGCAACTTGCAAAGGAGTCATGTACTTCATCATTTCTTGCGTAAACGCTTGGTTTTGCGCTTGCATACCAAGGCCTTGGTTTCTATATTGCTGATTATATGCAAGTTCGTTAGCAGACATATTTTGCACATTGGTGCGTAATGGCTGGTTAAATGATTGTTCTTGACCTTGTAAATTAAGACCAATTTGACCTGCTTGTTGACCGTATGCTTGTTGATTAGCACGCAATCCTGTATCCATGCCACCAACAATAGCGCTAGTTCTTGCGTCATTTTGTTGTTGTGCTAATAGCTGTTTGGCTGTTTCATAAGCCCTAGTGCCAGGCACAATACCTTGGTTGGCTAACTGGGCATCTGAAGCTTGTGATTGACGCTGTAATGAAGGGTCAAGCCTACGCATAATGGCAGCTTCATAAGTTTCGCCAGGGTTAATACCATAAGAAGGTAAAGCAGCTTGATTGACTTGTGTGTTTACATTGTATTTAGGCAAATCAATTAATTGTGTAGCAGGGTTAAATTGTTGCTGATTTAAGCGTGAACCGTAATAATTCATTGCTGGCATATCGCCAGCGCTATTAAATGTAGGTGATTGAAATGGTCTACCGTATGTAGAGGCTAATTGACCGCCTTGTGCATTAATAGCATTTTGTACAAACGGTGCAGCCGTTGTATTCATGGTATAGGTAGGGTTACCATACTGGTCAGTACCAGTTTGTTGGTAAGTCGAGTTACCATAAGGAGTAACTTGATTAATACGGTTATTAGCCGCATTAGCCGCAGCAGTTTGTTGCGCTGCACCTGTATAGTCTGGCGTGTCTACAGTTTGGGGTTTACCAAACAATGCACCTGTTACATCACCTAATAATCCGTTACTGCCACCCATATTAAACTCCTTGTAGGGGCGCTTTAATGTCGAGATAACGACAATTTTCACGCCTCATTGCTAATATCACTAAATCCCCATCATCGTGGGCATTCTCAATATACGCTTTATCAACAAAACCAAGGTGTCGGTTAAACTTTAACGAATCCTCATTATTAGAAGAAACTGTTGCAAGTATAACGCTAACTCCTAGTTTATTAAAGGGATAATCAAAAGCTGCCCATAACAGGTCTTTACTAATCCAATTTTCATCTATGGCTGCCACATGAATTACGCATGATTTAGCCCTAAAACCACAATAACCTATTACTGCTACTAAATTACCGTCTTTTTGCTGCCCAATACAAGTGGTATTCTCTGGCAATTTCTCGCCCAATTTATTACCCAACCAAGCACGCATATAGTCTTGGTCAGCAGTAACAACTTGCCTCACTTGCTACACCTTCTGTTGGCTGATTGTTCTTTTGGAGTTGCCCATCTGCAATTTTCCTTTGAATAACCAGCGTTGTTATCAATTCTGTCAATTTGCGCTTCTTTAAACGGTGGAAAACCCATATCTTCAATGTAGTTTTCAACCGAGTCTAGCCATCTTTGACAAACCTTAATGCCTCTACCACCATAATTCTTATACTCAGGGTTGTCAGGTATGTAACACCTTTGAACCATGTGTTTGTAACGATAATACATAGTGGTTTTACTAAACCCATGCTTTTTTCTTCTTTCGCTGGTTTTTTCATCTTTCCAGCAACCGCATGAAGTTGATAAACCACTTCGTAAATTACCTACAACAACTTCTCTTTCAGTACCACAATCACATTTACATAAAACCATTTGCTTCATAGCTTTTGTGCGTTTGTCGCTTTTAGCTATGACCAAATACCTACCAAATCTTTGTCCTACTACATCTATGGGTTGTGTCATTTGTAATCTCCTATAACAGATTACATTATAACACTCCTCCCCTCTCCATTACATAGTCAGTAGAAGCCCAATGCACATCAATACCTTGGGAAGCTATCTTCATAGCTACACCGCCTGAATAGCCAATACCTGTTACACCTTGCCATGACTTAGTAATACTTAATGTGCCACCCCATTGGGACTCATCCCAAATAGCGTTGTCCCATGAACCAATAGAAGCGTTTTGGGCATTAAATGACACAGTTCCTAAATCGTTTTGGGTGGCAAAGTCCACATTTATACCTACTAATACGCCAGGTGTTCCATTATCTGTTTGGAATATAGGGCGAATCATGGTAAAGCGCTTTAATTGGCCTCTAGCGTCAAAGTAACTATATGCTTGTTGGGCTTCAGCATTAATGTTGCTACCATTGTCTGAATAGGCGTTCCAAAAATTACCTACAAAGCCTGTAGAACCAAAATACATTTGTTCGTTAGACAATTCCCAACAATTAGCATTAATGTCGCTAAAACTTGCCCATGCTTTAGAAATGGTATTCATTACAAATTGCTGTGTACCATAGTTAAATGGCACATTAATAATCAGCATATTTTGGCTGGCATAGTAGTTAATCTGCCAACCAAAGTTAATACCGTATAGCGTAGCAGCTTGAGAAATAGCGTAGTAAATCTTGTCAGTAAGATTAACCCTAGG